TTGATAATCTTGGAAAAGAATATGAAGCGGTCTTATCCAAGAAATTGGATGGATTAAAAACACAATTAAATCAAATCGGCCAAAATTCTATGAAAGGTTTTATCTCTGGGATGAAATCACAAACCAAAGGAATGACAAAGGCCGTAAATGAGATGTGTAGCCAGCTAATCAAGAGTATGAAGAAGAAATTAAAAATCAAATCTCCTTCAAGAATAATGAGAGATAAGATTGGTAAATATCTTCCTCTTGGATTGGCAGCGGCATTTGAAAAATATATGCCGCAGGCAACAGCACAGATGGAAAAGGACATTGATGTTTCTTTGGATGCTATGAGAAAGAAGGTTGAGTCTGTAGAATATCCAGATACGCCAGACTATAACGGGCAGGGTAGAAATAAGCAAGTTGTAATTGTACAGGATAATAAGCCCGTTGAAGTGAATGCAGAGATTCATACGACTGTAGAGCTGGACGGAAAGAAAGTCGGGAAACGAATAACCCCATATGTAAATAAGAATCTTGGAACGGAGCAGACGAAAGCAGAAAGGAGAAATTGATGTTTGATGTAAAGATTGGAGATTACAGCATGTATAAAGATTTCGGATTACGTGCATTATCAATTGATCCAGGAACCGCAGAAGTAGATGAGAAGTTCAAGGAGATTCCTGGGAGGAATGGAGATTTAGATTTGACAGATGCACTAACAGGATTTCCTGTCTACAAAAATACAACAATGAAACTCACATTTGATTTTAAAGATGGCAACTACGATTTATGGCTTATGCGAGCAAGTGAGTTAAGGAATACGCTGCATGGAAAAAGAATGAGGGTAGTTCTTGGGAAAGATGATTTTTTTTATGAAGGTAGGGTTTCTGTGAACACAGAGAAATTGAATAGAAGATATAGCTCTGTGGAGATAACAGTAAATCGTGATCCGTATAAATTAGAGTTGTATTCATCCTTAGAAAATTGGTTGTGGGATTCTTTTAATTTTGAAACAGGAATTGTTAGGAATTATAAAGATTTGCAAGTGAAAGGAAACTTGGAAGTTATTATTCCAGGAAGAACAATGAGGGTTATCCCGGTATTTGATTGTAGCGAAGAAATGACGGTAAGTTATAATGGTATAATTTACAATCTTCTAAAAGGCAAGAGTAAATCCCCTGACTTATTGTTAGGGGAAGGAGATAATACGCTGATATTTACTGGGAATGGAACGGTATCTGTAGATTATCGTGGAGGCAGTTTGTAATGTATAAAGTAAAAATTGGAGATGAATATTTATATCATCCGTGGGATTCGACAAGACAAATTGCCGACCCTAAATTAGATACAGAGTTAAATAAAAATGGTTCTTTTACTTTTTCTGTATATTCGGATAATCCATTTTACGATTCTTTCAAAAAATTAAAAACGATAATTCGGATAATTGATTTTGACACTCAGGGCAACGAAAAAGAAATCTTCTGTTCTCGAGTATTAGATGAAGAAATTGATTTTGAAGGAGAGAAGACAATAACCTGTGAAGGAAATATGGCATATCTTCTTGATTCTGTTCAGCGGCCATATAAAGGAGAATATACTCCGAGTGAACTTTTTCGATTGTATATTGGGAAACACAATGAGCAAGTAGAACCTGAAAAACAATTTAGAATTGGCAACGTGACGGTAGCGGGTGAAAAAGCCAAGTATGATGAAAGCGATTATAAAGATACCAGAACAGCAATTGATGATAAGTTATTAAATGTTTACGGGGGATATATCCGAACAAGAGAAGAAAAAGGGGAATATTATATTGATTACCTGAAGGAATATGACGATGAAACGGGGCAGGCAGTGACGTTTGGCAAGAATATCTTAGATATTACCAAATATATAAAGGCAGATGACATAAAAACATGCATTATACCGCTTGGAGCAACAAATAGTGCAATAGGAAGACCAGTAACAATCTCAAGCGTGAATAATAATGTGGATTATATTTGTGATTTGGAAGCGGTTAAAGCTTTTGGAAAGATATTTGGTACAGTTTCCTATTCGGATGTTGAAAGTCCATCGAGATTGTTAGAAAGAGCTAAGGAAGATATTAAAGAACTCGTAAATTTATCTATAACGATTGAACTTACAGCAATAGACCTGAAAGACTTAGGATATGATGTAAAAAATATTAATGTCGGAGATAAGCTTCCAGTCAGGTCAAAACCACACGGAATAAACGCATATATGCAAGTAAGCAAAGTAAGTAAAAATTTGAAAGATGTTAGTGATTGTAAGGTAGCCTTAGGTTCAACTGTAAAAACTTTGATAGAGACCCAGAATACTTATAATAGCGGAATTAAAAGTGTAGAGGCAGTAGCAAGCGGAGCGGCAGCAAAGGCAACAACAGCCGAGAAAAATGCCGCAGAAGCAATAAAGGCAGCAGGAGAAATCACATTCAACACAATCTATCCCATCGGTAGCATCTATATGAGCATAAACGACACGAATCCGGAAAAACTTTTCGGAGGCACATGGGCAGCCTGGGGAACTGGTCGAGTACCTGTGGGAGTGGATACATCTGACAGTGACTTTTCAACTGTAGAGAAAAGCGGTGGAGAAAAAACACATAAATTATCAACAGACGAATTAGCGTCACACAAACATTCTACAACAGTTAACATTACAGAAAAACAACTTATAGGTACAGTGCATAATTTTGCTGGACAGGGAGCAGATTGGGGTCCAGGAAACACGGTAACGGGCATATGTAGCGCCTCAGGTGACGATAGTGCTTTTTATCCGAGTGGTACAAG